GGCGGTGGTGCAGCTGGTGGAGCTTCTCTTGGTGGAGCATCCCGTGGTGGAGGCTCTCCCGGCATAGGCATAAAGGTTCCGCCTGAATCAGGCTCATCTCTGTCATCAATGCCGTTATTGTTCGCGTCTTGAAAATCAGCTGTTCGCACTTGCATGGGAGGCTCTGCAGGAGTAGGCGTGGGTTTAGGCCCCATTCCAGCTACAATCGCTTTGGCTTCTGCAAGTATTTCTTCGTCAGTCTTTCCTGTTTGCGCCTGTCTTTCAGCTTGACGTTGCGATGTTTGATCTTGCAGTTGTTTTGTCGCATCTTGAACTTGTTTGTTCAAAGCCATCAATTCACTTGTGGTAGTTGATGGGTCTGCAGCAGCCTCTGTTAGCCTTTTTGCCATAGCCCTAAGCTCATCTGGCGTCACAACAGAAGGCGTTGTAGGTGCATCAGGGCGCGCAGGAATGCTCGGAACCTCAACTTGTCCACCACCGGGGATGTCTATAACGGTGGGCTGTGTGACATCTTTTATTGGGCTTGGGTTTTCAAAAATGGTTGGCCCACCAGATGGAGTCGTATATTTGTTTTCGTATCTTTTGCGAAAGTCCTCATCAAAGGCTTTTGTGCCTGTTATGCCATCTAGCACAACAGGTTCTGATGTTCTCGACGATTCGGGCACAACAGGCTCTGCCTTTGGTGGTGGAGGCTCGGCAACTTTTGGAGTTGGAGGTGTGAACTTGCCACCAGTTGCCTTAGTTACCGCTTCTGCGATCTCAGCTTGGCTAGGTGTTCTGAAGTCTGGAGAAACAACTCTGTTCTTCAAATCTTTTAACACAGTGTTGAGTTCTGCCTGATCACGCCCAGACAACGCAGAAAGATCAGCTTTGGGTGCTGGTGGCTTAGGCGCTTCCTCTGTGATACGAATTCTAGGTGGAGGCGGAGGTGCTTCTGGGCCAGGGCCACGAGTTAATCTGCCTGTGGTTGGCGGTGGTGGTGCAGGCTCTGCTTTTGCAACAGGAGCAGGCGCAGGTGCAGGCGGTGTTGGTTGCGGTGGTAACTGAGGCTTTGGATCAACTTTGGGCGGTTTAGCCGCTTTAATCTCTTTGTTTAGCTCATCTGCCGTATACGACTTCTTCGCACCAAAAGCATCAAGAACGTACTTGCCTGTGTTGGGATCAAAGGTGACCTTGCCATCGCCAGACTTTCCTAGCGGAGTTTTGTTGAAAGCATCTACAAGTTTAGAGTCTTTTTTGAACTTAGGCTTTGCTTCTGCTTTAGCTTTTGCCTCTTTCTCTTTTCGCTTTCTCTTCGTTTCTGCAAGCAAGGCTTCAGCTTTCTTCTTAGCTTCAGCAGCACCCGCTTTTTGTCGTTTGGCTTGTGTAACTTTGGCTTTTTCTACCTTCTTGATCGACTCTCCGCGTTCTTTCGTCGGATAAAGCTTTTGAACCTGTCTCTGGCCAGCTTCGCCAAAGAGAGCCTTTTCATACTTGCCTGTTTCTGGGTTCAGTATTTGCTTCTGACGGCCACCACTGCGCTGCCATTGTTGCAACGCCATCTTGCCCCGAATGCCACGAGAGCGCGGCTTGGGTATCTTGATCGTGCGATACTTGGGTTCAGCCATGAGCGTATCCTAGGAAATGCCGGAGAACTTCTTACCACGCAATGCAGCACCTGTGCCACGCATAGTGCCCGCACCATAAGGCTTAGGAGCACCTGGGTTTGCAACAGAATCTGCCTTTGCATAATTCACAGTGCCCTGATCCTTAATACTTACTTTGCTATCAGTGACCTTGGGCTGCGGGAAGCTGGTTTGTCTTTTCATTACTTCTTTCCTTTCGGTGCAGGCGATGTGGTTGTTTTCTTTTTAGCAGGCGCTTTCTTAGGTGCTGCAGCTTTCTTTGCTGGTGCCTTCTTAGGTGCGGCCTTCTTTGGCGCAGGCTTGGCTTCCAGTTTTTCAGTTTTCTCAGTTTTTGGCTTTTCAGGGAGCGCCTCAACAACTGGCGCAACCGCTTCAACACCAAGGCGGGCTTGTTCGGCTGCTTTATTCTGCGCCTTCTGAACCGCTGCCATCTTTTGTCGTACTGAACTCATTTGTCCTCCTAATTTCCGAAGAAATTCTTGGCTACGTTCTCAGCCGTTTTCGCCATCTGGGCAGAACGCTGAACATCTATGCGCTCTCTGGCAATCTGATCTTTCATCTCAGCCGTTTCAGACTGAAGATCCATGCGATCTTCGGCTAATTCTTTATTATTATCAACACGCTCTTGCTCAATTCTGATGCGTTGTTGGGCTTCACGCGCCTTTCTTTCCATATCCGCTTCTTTGATATCAAGCTCACGGTCACGCAACTCGACCAAAGGATCTTCTTCTGTTTGTGCAGACATCGCTGGCGCATACTGCTCAAGCAACTGCGTCGTAATGGTGGCGACCTTGTCTTCCATGATGGGCATCATCTGCTGCTGCATGGCCTGCAACTGCTGCTGCATCATAGGATCCATCTGAGCCTGCTGTTGCATCATCTGCATTTGCTGGTTCATTTGCATGATCTGCGGGTCTTGTTGCGCCATCTCACGCGCCTTGAAGTCTATATGCTGATAGATATGCGACTGAATCATCGCAGCAGCTTGCATCTGGCCTTGTGGCACGTTCTGCACAATTGGTGATCTCAACAAAGAGATATGCGCAGCAATGTGTGCGTCATGGTCTTGGTCTTCAAACGCCTGTGCAGGTTGACCCTGCAGGAACGTAGAGTTTTCCATGCTCGGAGACACGGGCTGTGGTTGCGGTGGTGGAGGTAACAACTGCTCAATCTGCTGTACACCCATCGCTTCGTACATGCGCCGATATGCGTTATACATCCCTTGTGGCCCATGAATCTGCGGGTTCGACTGAACCATCTGCATCATCTCTTGCGCAAGCATCACACGCTGGCTCATAGAGAAGATATTCGGGTCAGACACAGGAATGATGTCGATGCGGTCATCAAAGTCAGTTGCCATCAACTGCTGCTGACCATTTGCAATCATGTAGGGGTATGTCTTGAGCGGTGACTCTTTCACCACTCTTGCAAGTAGATTGAACTCAACGCGCTGGCTGTAGTGCAACCGCTTGTGTATCGCGCTCATCACACGACTGCCACGCTCCAAAAGCGCAATCGTCGTGCCGACAGGAGCCTCTTGATTACCATCGCCAACTTGCATATCTGCAATCGACGCAAACCGCTTGCCTGCATCAACCAACATACCCAGCAACGAAAGCAGCGTGCCACTTGGTTCTTTGAACGGCAAAGGCATCAACGCATCGCGGAGTGAACCCCCTGGCGCATCCATATCCCTGAACTCACCGGGCTGCAACGGCGTGTCGTTGTCACGAATCCGTATGCCACGAGCCTTGAAACCAGCAGGTAGATTCGCAAGCGTACCCGCATCAATCAACTGACGCAGGATAGAAGTCGATGCCTTCGACAACCCACCAATCATGTGGGTCAATCCAAAGCCATAAAAACCAACACCCGGTAAAAACTTGTAATGCACAAAGTAATCAATGCGCTTACGCATCGGGTCATTTTGCTGATAGTTCCTGCGAATCGACAGAACGGTATTCTGAGTGGGTGATAAAGTAACAATGTACGGCAGCTTGATGCCTGTCTCTTCACCCTGTGCATCAACATCTTCATAGCCTGGGATGTCCAGATCAACGTGCATCTCAAACAGTTCGCACTCATCGTTTGAACTGCCTGATGGCTTCACACCCTGAAGCTCATCGATCTCTTCTTCAATCTCATCTGTATCAACGTAGTCCGTCGCATCTTTCATCTTGGTCTTGCGATAAAAACCAGACTGCTGAAGCTTGCGCACATCGTTCATCGACATATCAATTGCATGCGTGATACGCGGTGCATTGTCCAAACTGGTGGTGCCATAAGGCACAATCAGTTTCTCAGACGGGATAAAACGAGAAACAGGCCGACCTACAGCTGGGTCAAAGTGCACCTTACGAAACGCGCTGCCTGACAGCGGGAGATAAAACAACAACTGATCCGTTTCAGGATCATACTCTTTCATCTCCTGCGTGATCATAAAGTTCATGTACTCCTGAACACGCGCAGCCTGTAGATCAGTCTCAGGTGTACCAAAACCTACAGTCTGTGTCTTAACAGGCCCGCCAGATGGCAACATCTCTTTGTATGCTTGAGCCTGAAACTGTGTGACCGATTCCGCGAGAAGAGGGTGAACAACGCCAGAAGCACCATCAAATGGCTCTGTGCGGTCTTCAAACTTCATCCCAAGGAACTCAAGTCCTTCCTTGTACTGGTCTTCCCACTCTTTGCGAGAAGACTTGTCATCCTTAATATCGCCCATGCAGTCGCTGTATATGCGACCTAAGTCCTGCGAATCCATAAACTCTGCGAGGTTGGCATTGAAATCAACAGGCATATCATCTGCCATGTCATCCATGCCAAATACCATGGTGCCGTCATCAAGAATGACTTCATCACCATCCTCAACGTCATCAAACATAAGGTCTTCTTCAGACGCAGAACCTACAAGTATTTCTTTTGAGTTGTCCTCAATGCCCAACTCATCTATATCAATATCATCTACGCCGCGTTCAATTGCCATGGGCTACTCTCTGTCAGATTCTATGTCTGAATACAAATTATCAAAGATCTGTCGTGTATCCAGAACGTAATCTAAATCGGACTTGCTGTAATGTATATGCTGAGATGGCTTAAAATCGGGGGCACCCTCACCTGTCTCAAACCACGCAGGATGCGTGACCCTCACCCTGTTGTTGGGCAAGGCTACAATATTTCCCGTCCACTCACCAGCATCTAACAACTCCATCACATGACTCTGCTTGTGCTGCGCAGGATCATCTGCAATCTCATTCTCTGCATAATCCACAGTGAACAAATACTTTGCAGGATAAAACTCGCCATCGATCTTCGCCAGCCACGGACATGGCGTTGCACGATCTAGAACATATACAGCATGGTGGTGACTAGAACAGTCCCAAGGCTGGGCATGATGTACCGCCATAGGCTCTGGCCATTCTTCCAGGGGGGTATCCGCAACCAAGGCGGTGATTGGCATACGCGCCCACATGGCTCCGCCGTGGACGTTTGGTTCTTCCTCATCATCATCCGATTCGCAACCCGTAAAGATCACCTGAAAACTCAAGCACCTCGTGGGCATGGTAGTAACAGCAATGACCATGGCGTGTAAAAACTCACCATGGTATCGCTCGTGATTGACAGTATATTCCCTTCTCACCCACGCCTTGAAATGCGGGATGTTGCTTTGTAGATAGGGCAAAGTAGTTCCTTATTTTAGTGCTTTTCCATAACCTCTTGTTGCAACACCTACCCCGCGAGGCTTTGTTTTGTTGCGAGAACGTGTGGTCTTACCTGCAACTGTTTTGGCTGCAGAGGCAAGACCGCCGTTGGCTTTTTTCATAGGTGTATCAGATGGCTTAATACCACGCTTCTTCTGTTCCGCACGCCCCATGGCTTTCATAAGCTCATTGCCGCCAACTGTTAGGCTTGCAATTGCAGCGCCCGTACCAGCGGCTTTTGCCATCTCGCGGTTTCGTTTCTTGCGACGATCATCCTTACCTTTCTTAACTCGGTCTTTCTGATCCGAACGCGCAGACCGAGGCTTTTCGGCCTCCATCTTTTTGCGTCGTTCTGCCTGATGTTTCGCAAGTTTTTTAGCGGCTTTGAACAAACCCATTAGCGCATCGCCTTACCGTATCCGCGCTTAGCAGCACCTACACCGCGTGGCTTGCGTGATACCGCACCACCCTTGGAGTAACCCTTCTTCTTCATGGCAGCGCCACCATTGGCGAAGCCTTTCTTCTGCATCATGCCGCCATTTCTCTTCTTGGTGACACCACGACCTTTCAAGATATCCGCTTGTGTTACGCGACCATCACCTGTCAGATCAGGGAACTTGCTCGCAGAACCACCATTCTTCATGCCACCAGGCATCTTCTTGCCGCCACGGGCACCGCCCTTTGAAGCCATCTTGGACTTCATCATGCCTCCGCCCATTTTCTTAGCAAGTTCTGTAGTGTACTTCTTGCCGTTCCAAGTAAATGTTTTTGCGCCTTTGTTACGAAAGTGACGGAACGCCTCTTTGAAAGAAACACCGCCTTTGCTTACGCCAACATTAAAATTCTTTGCTTTTGATTCAGACTTAGGAGCAGAACGCTTTTCGGCTTTCTCTTTTTCAACCAACTTGCGATTGCTCTTTGGAGTTGCATAAACGCGAGGAACAACATTCGGCTTGACCTCAACCTTCGGAGCCGTTGGCTTTTCAACAGCAACTCTGGTCTTAGGCGCTTTTTCGCGTTCTTGTTTCACAGAAGCCGTAGGGGGCGCTTCTGGCTTCGGAGGCTTAGTCGCTTTCGGATCTCTTGCAGCCGCTTCACCTAACGCTCTAGACTTTTGAACCGACCTCATGGCCGACTCCGCTTGACGATTGCTGCGTCTACGACGCTCAAACGCTTCTTTAGATTTTTTGATGTTAGCGCCCGCTTCTTTCATCGAAGGGCCGCGTCTTGAAGTTTTAGCCTTAGCTTTGGGCTTGTCGCTTTTAGACGCTGCAGCAGCACCAGCGGCTCCAGTAGCCGCGCCGGCGGCAGCTACACCCGCCCCACGGCGAGTTAATTTCTTTTCGCTCAAAGACTTTACTTGGCCAGTGTCTTTGTCTCTCTTGTAATACTTAGAGCCACCGCCTTTTTTAGTGCCGCCCCTTTTTGCGCCAGGGGTGGTCGCAGCACCAAGGCGCTTTGCGCCCTCTCTTAAAAACTTCAACATGTGAATTTCCTCAATAATATGCGCGCTTCGCTCGGTACACTTCCTCTTCCTCCTCGTCAGAATAAAGATTAATGAAGTTACCTTGCCTGAATCTTAATATCGCCTGCGTGGTCGTGTCCACATAATCATCGTGCGGTGCAAACGGAAATGCCGCACATTCCTCAATCACCTCATCTGCAAACACATGATCTGGTGCCCACACCATTCCCGCCTCAAATACAGGACTCACCGCATGAACACGAGTCATCTTGTCATTACCTCTTGATGGCCTGTAGTTCACCACAGGGATACCCATCGCCCTCAACTCGTGCGTCAACGGCGTACCACTCGCCTGAGCCTCAATCAAAACCATATCTGGCTCAAACTCGTTGTACTGCTCCTGTGCAACCGTCTTCAACTCAGGGAAATCCCACCGACCCTTCTGCGCATCCAGCAAAATAATCGCCTCACCTTCACCATCAGAGGGCCTAAACACGCCCCAAGTCGTGATCGCACTGTAATCCGCAGTCTCCTTCTTACTAAACGCCGTGTCATAGCTCTGAATAATGTACGAACACGGGGGTGGATCGTCCTTCTCCCACAAATTCCACCACTCACGCTTGATAATCGCGCCCTCTTCCGACGTAGGGTTCTGCTGATACTGCGCATTCCACTTAGAAACAGGAATCGACGCCTTAACCGCATCCAATTCCTCCCTCTTCCAGAACTCTGGCCATAAAACATTGCCCGAATCTTCAAAAACTGCAGGCAACTCCACAACTTCCCACTGATCCGCGTTATTTTCCGTCTGCCGACTCAACAACCTGCCCGTCAAATCAGCCGTAGACCACCGCGTCATCACAATCACAATCGTCCCACCAGGCTGTAAACGCTGTCTCGGCCCTGATGTGTACCACTCATAACACGAATCCAACAACGGCAGGCTCATCGCGTCCTGCTCAGAGTGCGGATCATCGATAATCAATAAATCTGCACCCCTACCCGCTATGGCACCACCTACA